TACAGAAGCAAGTGCAGCCTTTACGCAGTTGGCTCAGGGTTTAGGTTCTGGACGTTTACAAGGTGATGAATTTAGAAGTATTGCAGAACAAGTTCCACAGCTATTAAAAGCTATATCTGATGAAACAGGGATAGCGTCTGGTAAATTAAAAGATTTTGCATCAAAAGGCTTACTAAAATCTGACATTATTATTAGAGCTTTATCAAAATCTGCCGAGGGTTTAGGAAAACAAATTAAAGATATTATTGACGAATCACCCGCAGAAAAATTTAAAAAATTAAATAATGAACTTTTAGAATTACAATTAACTATCGGATCAAAATTAACACCAGTTCTTGCAGATTCAGCAATAGCTTTAGCGAATTTAGTTGATGGAATCACAAAACTAATTGATAGTGAAGTCGGTCAAGCTTCAACAATAATTGCTGGTTTAGCATTAGCTGTGAAAGGAATTTCTGTTGTTGTGCCTTTTGCAATCAATAGTACTCTTTTATTTACAGCAAATCTTAAAACTCTTGCACTTGCCTCGAATCTTTCAACAAGTGGTTTAAGTGCCACATCTTCAATGGCATTATTAACAAGTGGTTCGTTTGCAAAAGCCGCATTAGCAGCAAACGCTTTTAAGGTGGCACTTGCAAAAACAGGTATCGGCTTAGCTGTTATTGCTTTTGGTGCTTTGACCACCGCAATTCTTAAATCTGTAAATGCACAAAAAGAATTAAACAGACAATTAGATTTAGGGAATGTTGAACCAGCAGAAAAAAAATTAAAAAAATTACAAGAAAGATTAGTTGAACTGCAAGAAAAATCTAAAAATAAACCATTTTTCGGAGCGGCTTTGTCTGGGGCTGAATCAGCAGAACTTCAAGCTTTACCAAAAATTATTGCTGATTTAAATAAAAAAATTGAAGAAACTAAAGAATTAAATCTTGCCAAAGAATTTAATGAAACAAGACTTAAATTAGTTGAAAGCAATAAAGAATTAAATAAAATAATTAAAAGATCAGAAATTACAACAGAAGAAGGTAGAAAACAATTTGATATTGAAAACAGAAGGCAAGAACTTATTAAAAAATATGGTTTAGAATTAGCAAATGTCATTTTAAAATTAGAAGATGAAAATAAAAAATTAGAAAAAGGTGCAGATTTATTAAAGAAAAAACAAGAAGAAACTGATAAATTAAAAGAAAAAATGACTGCTGTAGGTGAAGAAATAGAATCAAGTATTAAAGACAATTTACGAGGAGCTATAACAGGCGCACAATCATTCGGGCAAGCTATGACAAATGTATTAAATAGAATTAGAGACAAAATTATTGATGCTCAACTTGATAGATTAATTGGTCAATTTGGTGAAAACTTTGGTAAATCTGCAAACAAAAAAGGAAGTGGCAGCGGTATCGGTGGTTTCTTAGGCGGTATCATTGGCGGTTTGTTTGCTAATGGTGGTCGCCCGCCTGTCGGTAAAGCTTCAATAGTTGGTGAAAGAGGGCCGGAATTATTTGTTCCAAAAGTTGCTGGCAATATTATTCCAAACAATAAACTTGGAGGAGGCACAACTAATATTGTTAATGTTTCCGTTGATGCGTCTGGTAGTTCTGTTCAAGGAAGTCAAGCAGAAGGTCAGGCACTTGGACAATTAATTGCTGCTGTGGTACAAACTACATTAGTACAAGAACAAAGGGCTGGAGGGTTATTAAATAGGTAATGGCTGATTTTCCAAGTATTTCTCCTACATATGGGATGAGAAAAACAAGTACACCAAGAGTAAGAGTTTCTAGACTTGGTGATGGTTATGAGTTTAGGGCTTTATTTGGCCTTCCTTTTACACAAGACCCTAAAGTATATGATCTTACTTTTAATGTATCTGAGACTGAAGCAGATGTCATAGAGGCATTTTTAAGAAGCAGGGTAAATGATCAGGCAAGTTTTACCTTCACCCCACCAGCAGAAGGATTTACAAAAACAGGTAATTATTCACAAAGCGGAACAACTGTGACTATAACAATATCTAATCATGGTGTTGCTATAGGTGATGTTTTAACAATTGATTATACGTCTGGTTCTGCAACTGATGGCACTTTTGCTGTTGCCTCAGTAACCAGTGATGATGCTTTTACTGTTACGGCCGCTGCTAGTGCAACAAACTCAGGTAATGTATCAATAACTCTTTCTGGTGCTGGACAGTTTGTATGTGATTCTTGGTCAAAACAAATTCCATACAACAACAGGGCTATTATTACTACAACTTTTAGAGAGGTTTTTGAACCATAATGGGAAATCCAACAACAGAACTTCAACAACTAACAAATAAATCAATAATAGAATTATTTTCTGTTGAGTTAAAACCTGATGTTCATTATACAAAATCTGCAAAAACAGATTGTTCTTATTCTCAAAGTGGAACCACAATAACAATCACCCTTAATGGACATGGGTTTTCTGCTGGTTTGATTTTAACTCTTGACTTTACTTCTGGAAATGGGATAGATGGTGTTTATACAGTTCAAACAGTTGCTACAAATACTTTTACCGTCACTGGCACAACTTCACAGTCCACAAGCGGAAATGTATCTTTCAATGTAAATAGTACATCTACAAATCCTACTGTTTATTTATTTCATTCTGGTAATAATTTAAAAGATAATACTGATTTGATTTGGCAATCTAACACTTACACAAAGTTTCCATGCGATGCTGAAGGTTTTGCATATTCAGGCAAAGGAAAACTACCAAGACCCACATTAACTTTTTCTAATTTACTTGGAAACATCACAGCAATTATGCAACTTGTTAATCAAACAACAGCTTTTAGTGATCTGACAGGAGCAAAAGTCACTCGTAGACGAACTTTAAGTAGATTTTTAGATGAAGAAAATTTTTCATCAAATGTTAATCCTTATAAAGTAGGTTCAGTTGATCCTACAGCAGAACTTCCAAGAGAAATATATTTTATTGAAAGAAAAGTTACTGAAAATAGAGATATTGTGCAATTTGAATTAGTCAGCACTTTTGATTTAATTGGTGTGGGCGCACCTAAAAAACTTGTAACAAGAGCCGATTTCCCATTAGTCGGTACATTAACAAATTTTTAATTATGACTTGGAAAAATGATGCTGAAGTATATGCAAAACAAGAATCACCAAAAGAGGCTTGTGGTTTATTAGCTGTAATTAATGGAGAAGAAAAATTTTGGCCTTGTAAAAATATTGCAGAGGGTCAACATCAATTTTTTGCATTAGACCCTGAAGATTGGGCAGAATGTGAAGATCAGGGAGGTGAAATATTTGGTGTTATTCATAGTCATCCAAAAGGTTCTGCAAACGCATCAGAGGCTGACAAAGCATCATGTGAGCATTTAGGGTTTCCATATTTTATTTATAGTGTTGAACATACAAATTGGAATGAAATAAAACCTACAGGTTGGAAGCCACCTTCATTAATAGGCAGAACATGGGTGTGGGGAAAACAAGATTGTTGGAGTCTTATCACAGATTATTTTTTTGAAAAAAAACAAATAAATTTAAAATATTGGGAAAGACCAAAAAGTATTAGATCTTTTTGTGAGAATCCTTATTTTGAAAAAGTTTTAACTGGTTCTGGTTTTATTGAAATTAAAAAAGATAAATTACAGAAAGATGATATTTTACTTGTGGAAGGAGCATATAAAAAATTAAATCATGTAGCTTTATATTATGGTGAACAATTAATACTTCATCATTCAGTGAAAAAATTAAGTTGTAGAGAATTATATGATCTAAAATATATTCAAGCTACTAAAAAGGTTTATAGATATGCTGCTTAAAAAAATAAAAGTATATGGTAAATTAAGAAAATTTTTAGGTCAGTCAACATTTGAAGCTGCCGTAAAAACTCCTCAACAAGCAGTTAATTTTTTAAGAGCTAATTACGCTGGAATTGATAAACATATGAATGATCAATTTTACAAAATAAAAATTGGTGGTCATGCTGTAAATGGTGATTTATTAAATATGAGTGGGCAAGGTGACATACAAATAATACCTGTTGCTGTTGGTGCGGGTGGTCTTTTTGATTTTATTGGCGATGTAGTTGGTGGAGCAGTAAACCTTGTAACTGATGCTGTTAGCACAGCAGTAAATTTTGTTTCTAATAATATAGTGACTATTGGTGCATCTTTATTAACTGGTGGTGTTGGTGGGTTATTAACAACACTTGGAACTTCTTTGGTAATTGATGGAGTTACGTCTTTATTAAGTCCAAATCAGCCAGCGTCTTCGGTCTCTTCTGTAGGTGATACAGATCCTAATATTAGAGGTTCATATAATTTTGGAGGGATACAAAATATTAGTACTAGTGGTGTTCCAGTACCAATTTTATATGGCCTTGTTTATTCTGGCTCAATTATTGTCAGTTCTGGAATAGATACTGCCCAGATAGTAAAGGAGATTTAATTATGTTAGGTGGTTTTATTGAAAATATTGATCAGCTTGTAAAAAAAATTCAAGACCCTGACATGATCGAGGGTGGCTTAAGAAGTAAACAATTTGCGACAGTAATACATCTACTAGGATCAGGGGAAATCGATTCTATTTTTGATGAGGGTGGTTCTGGTACAAATACTTTTAGAAAAAATATTTTTTTAAATAACACGCCTTTACAAAATGCAAATGGTGATGAAAATTTTCAAGATGTTGAAGTTTTTATAAAAAATGGTGCTTCAGATCAAACCGCATTAAAAGAAATAGCACAAATACAAAATACTGTTCCTGTTGGTGTACAGGTCACAAATGCTGCATCTGTTTCAAGAACTACAAGTGCAACAGCGTTTGATCGCTTAAGAGTATCTTTACAGTTTCCATCTTTGCAAGAATTTAAAGATGATGGAGATATTATTGGGGCTGAAGTAAAAATATCTATACGAATAACAGAAAATGATGGCACAGTTCATAATTCAATAGTTGAAGATATAATTAACGGAAAAGCATCTAGCCCCTATGTAAAAGATTATGAGATAAAATTTAATGATACAAGTCAAATAAGTTATCCATTAACAATCACAGTCATTAGAAATACAGAAGATGGAACTGACGCAAAATTACAAAATACATCAAATTTTTTATCATTCACAGAAATAATCACAGATAATAGAGCCTATCAGGGGTTTGCTTATGTAGCAATAAGATTCAATGCACAAGAATTTCAATCTTTTCCAACAGTAAAGTTCAGAGTAAAAGGAACTAAAATAAAAATTCCACATAATGCAACAGTTAGATCAGATGGCTCTTTAAGTTATAGTGGTAATTTTAACGGCACATTTAAAACAAATAAAGAATGGAGTTCAGACCCAGCATGGATTTTATATGATCTATTAACTACAGACAAAGCGTTTGGTGGTATTAATGGGCTTATTGAAGAAGATTCTTTAGATGTTTTTAGCTTTTTCTCTGCTAGTCAATACGCAAGTGAGCAAATAGATGATCCAATAACAGGTACAACAGAGGCACGTTTTTCAACAAATATAATTTTAAATCAAAAAAAAGATGCCTATACCTTAATAAATGATCTTTGTTCTGTCATGAACGCCATGCCTTTTTATGGTGTTGGTACGCTGCAGATATCTCAAGATAGACCCACTGACATCTCAACAAACACATCTGACCCACAATATGTATTTACAAATGCAAATGTAACAGCAAATGGATTTACTTATCAGGGATCAGGACAAAGAACAAAATTTACAGAGGTAGAAGTTTCATATTTTGATAATGATACACAACAAATAAATTATGAATTAATAACAACAGATCAAATAACAGCTTTATCTGATGCAGTCTCTAAATTTGGAAGAACAAGAAAAACAATAAAATCTTTTGCTTGTACATCAAGAGGCCAAGCCAACAGATTAGGTCGGTGGTTTTTATACTCAAATTTAAGGGAGTGTGAGGTTGTGAATTTTACAACCACTCTTGAAGCTGGTGTAATTGTTAGACCTTCTACAATTATCGGAATAGCTGATTCAATGAGGGCTGGAACAAGAAAAGGAGGCCGTATAAAAACAGGTGTTTCAACAACTCAAATTATTGTTGATGCGAGAACTATTGATGGTAATGACTTATCACATGAAACTGGTTCGACTTTGACAGTCATCTTGCCAAATGGAAAAGCTAGTTTACCAAGAATTATATCGTCTATAAATGGAACAACTATCACTGTTTCATCTGCATTTGAAGATGATGAAGGCAATACTGCAACCCCACAATCTAATAGTATTTATGTAATTGAAAGTCCTTCAGTTCAATTACAAACTTATAGAGTTCTATCTGTCACAGAACAAAACAAATTTCAATATGGAATCGTTGCAACAATACATGACACTAATAAATATGCACAAGTAGAAGATACAAGTGTTGCTGCTGATCCTAGAGTAATAACCACTCTTATTGATCAAAAACCCTCACCCTCAAATTTAAGTGCTGTGGAGCAAATTGTTGTATTAAATAATCGTGCAGTTTCAAAAATATTTGTTTCTTGGCAGCCAGTTTTAGGAGTAAAAGAATATCTTATAGAATTTCAATATGAAAAAGATAATCCAGAAAGAACAAGAGTAGCAAGACCAAGTTTTGAACTTTTTGAATCTCGCTTAGGTTCTTACACTTTCAAAGTTAAATCATTTAACACTTTAGGTATTTTAAGTTCAACAACTTCTACTGTAGATATTCAAGCAGTTGGAAAAACTGCATTGCCAGCAGATGTGCAAAATGTACAAATAGAACCTTTGTCAGATCAGTTTGTACGACTACGATTTGATAAATCAACAGATGTTGATGTTATCCATGGTGGAAACGTGGTTATAAGAAGTTCAAACCTTACCACAGGTGCAACTTTTACAAATGCAGTTGATGTAATTCCAGAACTTTCTGGCAATATTAGCGAGTCAATTGTGCCAAATATTGTAAATGGAACTTATCTTCTTGCCTTTAAGGATGACGGAGGACGACTTAGTGCGAATGCTGCATCAATAAAAAATATAAATACCAAACCTGATGTATTTCCAAAACTA